CTGCCCATGCGTCCCCCCACCGCCACCCACCAGGAGAAGCAGGTCCGGGTGGTCAATGGAAAACCTGTCTTCTACGACCCGCCGCAGGTCCTGGACGCCCGGGCGAAGCTCACCGCCCACCTGAGCTCCCACAGGCCGGAGAAGCCCATGCGGGGCGCGGTGCGGCTGGTAGTCAAGTGGTGCTTCCCCAGAGGGCGGCACGCCGACGGAGAATACCGGATCACCAAGCCCGATACGGACAACCTCCAGAAGCTCCTCAAGGACTGCATGACCCGGGTGGGGTTCTGGAGGGACGACGCCCAGGTGGCCTCTGAGGTCTGCGAGAAATTCTGGGCCGAGGTCCCGGGCATCTACATCCGCGCCGAGGAGGTGGGGCCGTGAGGGAGCAGTGGGATTTTCCCTTTGAGCGGGAGGCTGCCCAGAATATCCTGCCGCCGGACCTCTCCCTCTCGGACCAGATGGCCTACAGCGCCCTGCGGAATATCTACCAGGCGTTCCAGACCGGGAGCATCGACAGGGAGAGGGCAGGGGAGGAGAAGAGGCGGCTGCGCCGGGCCTGGGAGCAGGCCAAGGAGGCCGAAGCCCTGGAGAAGAGACTCCTGGACTACCATGTGCGGCTCATCCGGGGCGCGGAGCTGGCCATCATCAGGTGCAGGAAGGATCCGACGGCGGAGAACGCCCTGTACCTGTGCAATGTGCTGGATGGGTTCGAGAGACCGGAGGTGGGCACATGGTCATGACCAACGAGGAGATCGTCCGGGACTACCTCCAGGCCCGGAACAAGAGCAAACAGATCAGGATTTTGGCGGACCTGAACCAGACCACCCAGGCGGAAATCAGGCGGATTCTCGCGTCGGAGGGCGCAGAGGCCGTAGAGGCAAATAAACGGCCTTTAAAGCCCCTTAATCCTAAGATGAAGAATGATACGGCGGAGAAGCTGGAGGCCCCTAAAACAGAAATCTATGGCCAAATAGAGGCTATCCTCGCAGAACTGCCGGAGGATATGGGCGTCAAAGCCCGCTGGGCCGCCGGGAAGATGCTGGCGGAGATGTTCGCGGAGTACCTGAAGATGCGGCTGAGGCTGGAAGACGAAGGAGGGACGGCATGAAAAAGAGCGGATATCTCCAGCGGCTGGAGCGCAAGAACGAGCTCAAGCACGATCTGCGCTTCCGGCAGAAGATGGATATGCTCCAGCAGATGTGCGTGGACGCGGCATTCCTGGCGGCGGCGGACGTGTTTGAGATGGGTCCCGGGCGCTGTGAGAAGTTCGGCACGGCTATGATGGACTATCTGCACGAGATGGGCCGCCTCATGGTCGAGGACGCCTGGGACGACCCGGGCATGGTCTACACCAAGGAGGCGGTGGACCGCAGGCTCAGGAAAATCTGCGGGGAGAAGTTTGAGCCCTGGGAGGTGAGATACAAGTGATAACGGATCTACAAATGACATATGCCGCTTTTGATTTGTGGTTGAGCGCCGAAGGAGAGGATAACCGTGCAGAGCTGGAACGGGTCAAGCGGATTCTTCCGATGATCCTGGAGGAGTGCTGTACCGCAAAGCAGATGGAGTACATCAAGCTTTATTTCATCGAAAGAATGTCAATGAGAGAAATCGCTTTGCACTGCGGTGTCAACGCTTCTTCGGTATGCCGGGGCATCCACTGCGGACTGGATAGAGCATATCCCTATCTCAAATTCTGCTCCCCGTTGTTTATCAAAGCTCCGCAGAAAAAAGAACATCTGAGAACGGGGAGGAGGTTGAAGAAATGACCAGAGAGGAAGCGGCAGAAATCCTGGACGGGCGCAATATCGTGGGCCGCGCCGCATACCTGGAGGCGCTGGAGGTAGCGGCGAATGCTCTGTGCACGAGAACAGCATACATGAAGGAGTTGGACGAGGTGGTGAATACTCTGTGCGAGAGCGTCGCCCTCCGCGCACAGCAGGCCCCAACTAAGCTGGACAGGAGCCGGTGGAAGGGGTGCAACTATTGCAATAAATATGGATTTGGGAATATACGACCAGATTTCTGCTACAGATGCGGGAAGCCGCAGAACGAGAAAGCCTGGGCGGAACTGGAGCAGAGAATCGGAGGGAACGGCTATGAAACCGATATATGAGAGTGCAGAGCAGCTTGAGGATTTCTGCGTGTTCTTCGCTAGCAAGGGCGGGATGCCCGATATCCCTCAACTCAAGAGATCGGTGGGAGACCTGATCCGGTTGACCGTGCAAAAAAGTTCTGGTGATCAAACGGCTACCAGCAGAACGCACTTGAACTGGGACAATCATGAGCGCGTAAGAATGGAAATTTTGTCAGAGACAATCAAATTGGCCCACTCAGATATCCTGAACGGGCTGGTGGATGTTACGATAAATCCCACTACTGAAACTCAGGAAGAATATCCAACATGGGATTTTTTGTTTGCTCCAAGGAAGACCAACATGGACTTTAAGTCTTCGGAGTCTATTTTTAATCATTTGAAGCCGAGGCAGTCTGAAGCGGATATCTATGCTTTACGGTACGCCGTTGGAAAACTGGAGGAATACCGAACCCGACCGGAAAGGAGCTTCTGGAAAAACGTAGTCATCTGCGAGGCAGTCGCACTTGTATTATCTGGTGTACTGGAGCTGATTGGAGGGAACATAAATGACCAAAGCATTGCCTTTGATGAACAGAGGCGCGGCAAAGAAATAAACCGTCTCGCCGCCTACGAGGATACGGGCCTGACGCCGGAGGAGATCGTGGCGCTGATCCCGCCGCCCAACGCCCCGCTGACACTGGAGGAACTGCGGGAGATGGACGGTCAGCCGGTTTGGTTCTGCAAATGCCACAATGGCCTGTGCAATTGGTGCGTGATAGATCACACAAATGAGACGAACATCTTTTTCACAGACGGCACGGTTCGTCTGATGAGTTCCTATGGCGATGGTTGGTTGGCCTACCGCCGCAGGCCGGAGGAGGGGACGGTATGACAGAGCATGTAGAAAGCCATTCCGAGCGTGAAATTGTAAACAGCTGTGTCTCTCTGATGCAGGAACTGGTTGGATATTTTGAGGACTATTTGGACTTCATGGGAATTATCCCTCAGAATGAAGAAGAGCGTTTTCAGGTGTATCTTTCCTACTTCCACATTGTCAACAGGCTCCTGCTTTGGGAAACCAGCCATAGCGGAGGGACGTCCACAAGGGAGAAATGTGATGAGCTGGGATTTGACTCCAGCGATTGCGTTACATTTGAGGATGAGCGATACAAGCAGGAGGAAGAGACATGACAATCGATTGGCTGTACATTGGTTATGTTCTTGGCGTTGTGACGGCGGCTTGGATTTGTCCTGCGGCAGATAGCGCATTTAAGGCATGGAGGCGCAGAGGGAAATGAAGCCGATACTGCTCAAAACCGAAATGGTCCGCGCCATTCTGGATGGCCGCAAGACGGTGGCGCGGCAGGTGGTGAAGCCGCAGCCAAAAGGGCAACTGGTTCCGACGCTTTCCGGCGGATGCTGGCCTGGATATTTTGAGGAGATAGGCACATCACGGGTACAAAGACCGCCCTACCGCCCCGGCAACATCCTGTATGTGCGGGAGACGTGGCAGCAGGGGCTTGGCGGAACCTATCTCTACAAGGCCAGCGCTGGGCTTGACCTGTTTATGAACAAAGAAGGAAATCTTGTGTCCAACATTCCGTGGTGCCCCTCCATCCATATGCCCCGGGAGGCGGCGCGGATTTTCCTGCGGGTGACGGATGTGCGGGTGGAGCGGTTGCAGGGGATTGATGATGATGGAGTTGTTGCCGAGGGGCTGGAGATTGGCGCTCCCTTCGATGAGCTCTGGGATAGCACCATCAAGCCCGCAGACCGTGCCCTCTACGGCTGGGAGGCGAATCCCTGGGTGTGGGTTATAGAGTTCGAGCGGATCAGCAGGGAGGAGGCGCGGCGCGATGCCTGATCTCTACGCCAAAGCCCTCCCCGCCGGACCGAAGAAGAAGCGCCTCCCCCGCAAGTGCTCCACCTGCGCGGACCGGGACTGCCGCCAGCGGGGCAGGATCTGCGACTGGAGGCACTGCAAGGACTGGAAGGAGGGACCGCGCAAAGCCTGAAAACGTGTTCCGAGGGTAAATTACCAACCGATTACGAATTTGGAGGATACCATGAACCTTCGCAAAGCGATAGCGATCGATTTTGACGGATGCCTCTGCTCCGACAAGTATCCGGACATCGGGGAGCCGAACTGGGCTGTTATCTACCGGGCAAAGCAGGAGCGGCGCAGGGGGGCGGGCCTGATCCTCTGGACCTGCCGGGAGGGGCAGCTCCTTCTGGACGCTTTGGCCGCCTGTGAAGCCTGGGGGCTGACCTTCGACGCTGTGAACGAGAGCCTGCCGGAATGGATCGAGGCATACGGGAACGACCCGCGGAAGGTGGGTGCTTCGGAGTACGGGGATGACCGGGCGGTGCGTCTGCCCACGGCTCCCCATTTTGCGGGGGGCCCTGGAGATGATTCTGTAGAACTGTTCTCCCCGCCTCCGGGAAACAGGGACTTGGCCCTGAAGCCGCGTCCCTTCTGCAAGAGCCCCAACGTGCTCTATGAGCGGTATGCGGGTCCGGCGGGAGGAGAGCGGTGGCGCTGTTTCTGCGCGAACTGCGTCGCCGGGATCGACCCCGGCTGGGCAGTGGACCGTCTGACGGTGCGGGAGATGTGGAACCGCAGAGGAACGGAGGCGAGACCGAGAGATGAACTGGAAGCGTGAAGCGGCGGACCGGCTTCGCGGCTATGAGGCCCAGAAGCAGGCCCTGGAGAGCATCCCCATGGAGCTGCGGCGGCTGGAGAGCGCCTGTACCGGCCTCCGGAGCGCCGCCGCGGACCGCGCGCCGGTCTCCGGCGGAGGAGAGGGCCGGGAGGACGCCCTGCTGAGCAACATCGTCCACCGGGACGAGCTGAAGCGGCGGCTGAAGCAGGCGCGGCTGTGGGTAACGATGGTGGACAAGGCCCTGACGGTCCTGGACAGCGAGGAGCGGCTTGTTCTGGAGCGGTTTTACATCCATCGGGCCAAGGGGGCCGCCGAGGCCCTGTGCGAGAGCCTGAACCTGGAGAAAAGCGCCGTCTATGACAGGCGGGACAGGGCTTTGCGGCACTTCACCCTCGCCCTCTACGGCATCACCGAGACAGAGTAAAAAGTCCGGAAAAAAACCGGACGATTTTTCCGAAAAGCCGTGGTACAATGATAGAGTAAAATTCTGACAAAGCCGGGCGGCCTCCTCCAACCGAGGGGGCCGTCAGTCTGTTCGGAAGGAGGTCTCCGGCCCCGCGTTTCTCCTTTGCGCGGGGTCTGGTCCGAGCCGGTACCGGTCGCCAACGGGACCGGGGCGAGAACCATTACCACGGGGCTCTCTCTGGGGAGCATCCAGCTTGCCCTGAGCGGCGGGGCTATCACCTACGCCGTCACCTTCCTCTGTACGGACATCATCGGCGAAATCTGGGGGAAGAACACGGCAAAGGGCGTGGTGAAGTACGGCCTGATCGGGCAGATCTTCGCCACCGCCTGCATCATGATCACCGGGGCGTTCCCGGCCACGGACCCTGTGATGGACGGGGCCTATCAGACGCTGCTGGGGCAGAACTGGATCTTTGTCATTGGCAGTCTGAGCGCCTACCTGGTCTCCCAGACCTGGGACGTGCTGGTGTTCCACTTTCTCCGGGACCGGTATGTGGAGCGGCACGGGAGCACCAGGGGAGGCCGGTGGCTGTGGAACAACGGCTCCACCCTGACCAGTCAGGTGTGGGACACGGTGATCTATGCCGTTATCAGCTTCGGCCTGGGCCTGGGGTTGCTCTTCACGGCGGAGGGGCGGGCACAGCTCCTGGGGATCATCCTCGGGCAGTACCTGCTGAAAGCGGGGCTCGCCCTGCTGGACACGCCGTTTTTCTACTTTTTCACCCGGAACGCTGACAGGCGATAGGCCCCGTACCATGAAACGTAAGGAGAGGAGGAAATGCCGAAAAACAGAACAGACCTGCCCTGGGAGCGGCAGAATGGCGAGAGCGCCCAGGCGTTCGCGGCATTCCTTGTTTACCTGAACTTGGGGGCAGAACGGAGCCATCAGACGGTATCGCAACAGTGTGGTAAAAGTATATCGCTGATTGGGCGTTGGAGCCGTGCTTATGGCTGGGTGGAGCGGTGCCGGGCCTGGGATAATTATCTCCAGCGAGAGGCCAAAAAGGCGGCGGTCGCAGAGATCCGGAAGATGAATCAGCGGCATATCAGCATGGCCCAGCAGATCCAGGGCGCGGTCTTACAGGCGCTCATTGACCTGGGGAGCGATATCGTCACGCCACAGAACTTTGCCGCTGTGGTGAAGCTCTCTACCGACCTGGAGCGGCAGAGCATGGAGGCGGAGGCGAAGGAGACCATCAGCAGCGAAGAGCTCCGGGAGCAGGCGGAGGACGATCCGCTCACCGCGGCGCTGAAGGAGGATATGGACAGTGGGCTTTTCTGAGAAACAGCGGCAGATCCTGCGCTTCCCCTACACGCAGTATCAGGCCCTGATCTGTGACGGCGCGGTGCGCTCCGGGAAGACCAGCGTCATGAGCCTGAGCTTCGTCCTCTGGGTGATGGGGAACTTCCGGGGGTGCTCCTTCGCCATCTGCGGGAAGTCGGTGGGCAGTGTGGAGCGCAATATCGTCACGCCGCTTTTGTCCGTGGGCTACCTGCGGGGGCACTTTGATATCCGATACCTCCGGGGGGACCATATGCTCCTGATCCGCCGGGGGGAGCGGGAGAACCGGATCTACCTCTTCGGCGGCAAGGACGAGAGCAGCTATGCGCTCATCCAGGGCGTCACCCTTGCGGGGATCCTCCTGGACGAGGTGGCCCTGATGCCCCGGTCCTTCGTGGAGCAGGCGTTGGCCCGGTGCTCTGTGGCGGGGGCCCGCTTCTGGTTCAACTGCAACCCGGACAGCCCGCGCCACTGGTTCTACCAGGAGTGGATACTGGGCGCGCAGCGGCACAACGCCCTGCATCTCCACTTCCTCATGGAGGACAACCCGGGCCTGGGCGCGGAGACCCTGGAGCTCTACCGGACCACCTACTCCGGCGTGTTCTACCAGCGCTATGTCCTGGGGGAGTGGGTGGTGGCGGAGGGCCTGGTCTATACCATGTTCCACAGCGGCCTGGTGGTGGACGAGATCCCGTGGCAGGCAAAGCAGCGGGGCCGCTGGTTCATCTCCGTGGACTACGGCACCGTCAACCCCACGTCGGCGGGGCTCTGGTGCCTCTGGAACGGCACGGCGTACCGGGTGAGCGAGTACTACTATGACAGCCGGAAGCCGGGGCATATCCAGCGCACGGACGAGGAGCACTACCTGGAGATCGAGAAACTTGCCGGGAGCAGGCAGATCGAGCGGATCGTCCTGGACCCCTCCGCCGCGAGCTTCAAGGCGACGATCCGGCGGCACGGGCGCTTCTCCGTGTGGGACGCCGTGAACAGCGTCCTGGACGGCATCCGCCTGACGGCCACCCTGCTCAAGGCCGGGCGGCTGAAATTCCACCGGAGCTGTGAGGGATGCCTCGGCGAGTTCCAGGCTTACCGATGGGATACAGACGCCCGGGAGGACGCTGTTATCAAGGAAAATGACCACGCCATGGACGATATCCGCTATTTCTGTGCCACCGTCATGGCGCGTGGGATGAGAGGAGTGTGAGAGATGGGACTGATCGACTGGTTTCGCAGCCTGGTCGGGCGGCTGAGAAGAAAAGATACCCCCTCAGGTGTGATCGAGAAGGAATTCGGCGCACACCCGGCGGCATCCCGCGACATGGCGGACAACGCCGCCCTCTGGTACGCCATGTACACCAACCATCCGCCCTGGGAGACCTGCGACGTGCGGCCCCTGGGGCTTCCGGGGGCCATTGGCCGGGAGCTGAGCCGCCACGCGCTGACGGAATTCTGTATCACCGTATCCGGCAGCGCCCGGGCGGAGTACATCGACCGGCAGGTCCAGCGGGCGGCGAGGAGCTTCCGGGAGGACCTGGAGCTGGGCCTCTGCCTGGGCGGCGTGGCCTTGAAGCCGTACCCGCAGGACGGACAGCTCCTGGTGGAATCCTACACCGGCGGCTTTACCCCCACCCGTTTTGACGGCACGGGCAGGGCCGTGGGCGGGGTGTTCCGAAGCGAGCCGGTCCGGCAGGGGAACGAGTGGTACATCAGGCTGGAGTACCACGATTTCCTCTTGCAAGAGGACGGGACCACGGCCTATGTTGTGGAGAACAAGGCGTACCGCAGCAGCCGGGAGGGCCTCGTCGGCGCCCAGGTGCCTCTGGAGAGCGTGGAGGCGTGGGCTGACCTCTCGGAGCGGGAGGTGATCGAGGGCCTGACAGGGCCGCTCTTCGCCTATTTCAAGCCGCCGGTCTCCAACGACATTGAGCCGTCCTCCCCCGTGGGCGTGTCGGTGTACGCCGGGGCCACGGCGGAGCTGATCCGGCAGGCGGATGAGCAGTGGCAGCAGCTCCGCCGGGAGTACCGCACGGGAAAGCGCAGGATGCTCTTCAACGGCTCTGTCATGGACCATGACCAGGTGGATGATGAATTCTTTGAATACGGAGACTTCACTGGCGACGCCAACTTCTTCCAGTTCATCAACCCGGAGCTGCGGGACGACCAGTTCTACAACGGCTTCCAGCGCATCTTACAGCGCATCGAGTTCAACGTGGGCCTTGCTTTCGGCACCTTCTCGGACCCGCAGGCCGTCGAGAAGACGGCCACCGAGCAGATCATGACCAAGCACCGGCAGTACGTGACGGAGGACGCCATTCAAAAGGCGTTCCAGGTAGCGCTGGAGGACCTGGTGTATGCCCTGGACGCCCTGTGCGACCTTGCCCGGCTCGCGCCGGCGGGGGCGTATCAGGTGGACTGCAAATGGGGCGACGGCGTCCTGGACGACCCGGAGACCCGGCGGCAGGACATGGCGCTGGATATGCAGCGGGTGGCCGCCGGTCTCATGCGGCCTGTGGATTTCGTCATGAAGTGGGACAAGGTGGACGAGAAGACCGCCCGGAAGCTGCTGCCGGACATGGAGGACCTGACGGATGAGCCGGAGGAGGAGATCGAGTAATGCCCCGGTATCCGTTTACCCCGGAGCTGCTGGACGCGCTGCCGGAGGAGCTGTGCGAGCTGTTCCGGGGCCTGGAGGTGCGGCTCCTGGAGGAGATCTGTTCCCGGTTGAAGATTGCGGACCAGCTCAACGAGGTGACAGTGCAGGACATCCGCGCGCTCCGGGCCCACGGCATCGACCTGGAGGACATCAAAAAGGCCATCCGCAAGTACACCAACACCGGGGAGGACAAGATCAATGCCCTGCTGGATGACGTTGTGGCCCGCAACCAAGCCTATTACATCTCCATGATCGACTTGGCCCAGGTCACAGCGCCGGAGCGGCTGATTGACCAGGAGGATACATACGCCATCTATGAGCAGACCAAAGGTCAGTACCGGAACATCACCCAGTCGATGGGTTTCCTGGTAAAGCAGGGTAGGCACAAAGTCATGCTCCCGCCCGCGCAAGCGTACCAGTGGGCACTGGATAGCGCGGAGCTCCAGATACAGTCCGGGGCCGTCAGCTACAACCAGGCAATCGCCGTGGCGGTGCGACAGTTGGCCGACAGCGGGTTGAAGACCGTGAGCTACGAGAGCGGGCACATCGACCAGTTGGACGTGGCCGTGCGCCGCGCGGTGATGACCGGCGTGAACCAGCTCAACCAGAAATACCGGGAGCAGTCCATGGACTACCTGGAGACGGACCTGGTGGAGGTGACTGCCCACATGGGAGCCCGGAACAAGGACGGGCCGAACGGGTGGGAGAATCACGCGAAATGGCAGGGGAAGGTGTACCGGTGGTGGAAGAACGGTGGTGGGTATACAGCATCAGAGTGGCAGGCGGCGCCAAAGCCAACGCCAACACCGCCCGCTCCAATTCAGACAGCAGTGCCCGCGCCTGTTCAGTCAGCCCCACGCGCCGCCTTAACACCTGTGGACGTGACGCAGGGATATCTGGACACCGCCACACCAGGGAAAGGGACGATTACATACGATACGGACTTTGACCAAAGTCGCCATCAGGCGGAAGTCAACTTTTCCAAGTGGTTACACAAGATGTTCGGTGGGGATATTCATCTTCTGGATGAGGTCAATAAGGACAAGGTGCAGACACCAGATTATATATGGCACGGAAAGCTGTGGGACTTGAAAACCGCGACAACGGAAAAAGCAGCCGATGCGGCAATACGACACGGTCTAAAGCAAATCAATAGAAACCCTGGTGGAATTTTCCTTGATTACAGAGGGAGGATGATTGATTTGGGAAAGCTTCAATCAATTATCACCAGCCGTATGCGCCATAGCAACGCAGATTCTGTTGACATTGTGGTGATACTCTCGGATGAAATTGCAAAAGTTTTTAGATATAAGAAATGAGCCTGCCCCCCCGCCAGTCTGGGCAGAGGTTCAAGCTCATGCGGACATATTGTCCTTAAATTTAGTATACACCGCTGCTGCTGATTTTGCAAGAGGTTATTATGAAAATTTTCTGCAAGCATGACTGGATTTTGGGCCACATGGTAAGAGAATACCACGACTATTCCGGGTTCCGTGTCCAAGTGTGGCGTTGTCACTGCCCGAAATGTGGTAAGTGGAAAAACAGGAAGTATTGGTGAAGGTGGTGAGGCAATGGCAGAATACCCCGATTTTTTGGAAAAGTGCGGCTATGGCTCCGTAACTGGCATTGGCGGGGCTAACTGCCGCCACTCCTACTGGCCGTACATAGAGGGCGTATCCGAGCGCACCTACACCGATGCGGAACTGGAGGCCATGAAGCCGGAGAACCGGCCCAAAATCAAGTTTGAGGGCAAGGAGTATGACGACTATCAGGCCACCCAGAAGCAGCGCCAGATTGAGCGCACGGTGCGGAAGCTGAAGCGCCGGAAAACCGCTTTTGAGGCTGCGGGGCTGACCGAGGACGCCCAGGCCGCCAACATCCGCCTGCGGAGGCTGAACCAGGAGTACAGGGCGTTCAGCAAGGCGGCGGGATTGCCGGAGCAGCGGGAAAGGATGAAGGTGCTGTATCCAGACGGCGGTGATGTTGGGAAAACTTCAAAACCTCTTGCAAAGCGGACAGAATCTGGTATACTGAATGATAAGGGATACAAGGGCATCCCGATCACCGAAGAAGCCATCCGGCGCGTCCCGCAAGTCCGTCCGGACGGCTGGAGCCAAGAGCAGGCGGAGCGGCTGCAAACGGCCCACAGGGAGTTACTGCGGGCGGTGATGGACAAACCAGTAGGCACAGAGGTCGGGGCTGTTTATGCACCTGATATGCGGCTGATTGAGCGGAAGATAGGCGAGTATGCCGGGCATCAGATCGTTGCGCCACTCTGTCATGAGCCGCACATATTTGTTCACAACCATCCTTCGGGGCTGACATTTTCCGAAAACGATATCAAAGGATTTATCAACAGCGCTGACATGGCGCTCCTAACGGCGGTTGGAAATAATGGAAGCGTTTATGCGCTGCAAAAAAGCGATGATTACTCGGCGGCTGACTTTGTAAAGGCGTATGTGCGAGCTTCTTTGGAGCTCAAACAGGCGAAAAATCCATCAGAGTATGCGAAAATTATGGACCGTTTTTTGAGAGGAGCAGAAAAATATGGGGTCAAATTTATCACCAGAGGATAAGACTTTTTTTGAAGAACTTTTGAAAAAAGCAGAGCCATATGGCGATGATGATCCCATTGTCCGCACGTTTGATGGAGAGGGGCAGGATCACGACCGGATGATGGCGACCATCGCCAAAGGAATACTGGAAGGGAGACTGAAATAGGTGACAGTCAATTTTACGCAGCAGGAGTAGCGCGGGAGAACAGCCGCCCATTGGCGGTCATAAAAGAGAATACCTAAGAACAAGAGCCATCAGTTGCCGGGAAAATCTCGGCTTCTGATGGTTCTCTTGTTAGGAGGATGCCATGGTGGAACTGTATTTCAAACTGAAAATCATTGCCTTTATAATATGGGCAGTTTTTGCAGTGATTTGTGTAGTGCTGTACATCATCGCTAACATTAAACGGTAAAACCCGCTGTAGCGGTTTTATATGATTTGGCCTCCCCACGGGCCTAAGTGGGACGGCAGGGTGGCAATCTGAACCGCCCGCCGGGAAAGGACTGTATGAAAAAAGAGGACCTTTTGGCATTGGGACTGACGGAGGAGCAGGCGGACAAGGTGATTGGCATGAACACACAGGACGTCAACCAGGAGAAGGCCCAGACCACCACCGCCCAGACCGCTCTGGCGGAGGCCCAGGGAAAGCTCACCACCGCGAGCGAGGAGCTGGAGAAGCTGAAAAATGCCGGCGGCGA